TGAAGGCCCCAAAATCTCGGCACGCAATACTCCGCTTCCGGTTTAATGCCGTGAAGGCCTCAATCGTGATGGATACCTTCCCAAAGGTGATGTCCCTGGCATTTCCGGGCGTGAACTACACCATGAGCAAGACAGACTGGTTTGCAGAGTTTGACAATGGCTCACAAATCTGGTTTGGCGGTCTAGACGACAAAGAACGGGCTGAAAAAATCTTGGGTATGGAGTTTGCAACCATCTACTTGAACGAAACAAGCCAGATTCCCAAAACAAGCCGGGATATTGCAGTCACCCGGCTTGCCCAGCAGGTTACCCAAGTAATTAAGGGCGTAGAACATAGGCCTTTGAAGCCCCGGATGCTCTATGACTGCAATCCCCCCTCAAAAGCCCACTGGACTTACAAGTTATTTGTGGAAAAGCGGGACCCGGATACAAAGAAACCAATTCCGCACCCTGAGGACTTCGAGTTTTTCCAGATTAACCCATTTGATAATGCTGATAATGTTAGCGCCGGGTATTTAGAACCACTTCAGGGCTTGTCCACCCGCCTGCAGAAGCGCTTCTTACGAGGTGAGTTTGCAGAAGCTACCCCAAATGCTTTGTTCAATGACGAACTCATTGACAAATGGCGTGTAACTGACCGTGTCCTACCAGATATGGTGCGGATTGTGATTGCAGTCGACCCCTCAGGCGCTGGGGACGTAGATAACGCAGACAACGATGCTATTGGCATTATGGTCGTTGGGTTGGGTACTGACGGCAACTGCTATGTGATTGAGGATCTCACGGTGAAGGCAGGACCAGCTACGTGGGGCCGAGTGGTCACGGATGCGTACGAGCGACATGAGGCTGACGCTGTGGTTGGCGAGACTAACTATGGTGGAGCCATGGTTCAGCATGTGATCCAGACGGCGCGCCCCCGCACTAACTTCCGCAAGGTCACAGCTACCCGAGGCAAGGTGGTTCGTGCTGAGCCAGTGTCTGCTTTGTATGAGCAGGGGAAGGTCCGGCACGTGGGGTTCCTTACGGACCTTGAGGACGAGCTCATGGCGTTCACAACAGGCGGGTTCATGGGTGAGAAGTCGCCTAACAGAGCAGACGCCTTGGTGTGGGCAATTACAGAGCTCTTCCCAGGTGTTATCAAGCCCCGCAAAGAGAAACAAGCAATTACATTGGACGCACGCCCACGTGAGTACTACGGACGTGGCATGGCATCGTCTTGGATGGGCGCATGAAAGATATAGATGAGTAAAACCAAAGACATCCTCTCAACTGCCCGCAGTCGCCTAAACATGGCAATTGCGGCGTACTCTGATTCGCGTGAGGATGAGGTTGATGACCTGCGCTTCTTTGCAGGTTCTCCAGATAATCATTGGCAGTGGCCGGCCGATGTGCTTGCAACTCGTGGCGCAGTGCAGGGCCAGACTATCAACGCCCGTCCCTGCCTCACAATCAACAAGCTTCCCCAGCATGTTCGTCAAGTAACTAACGACCAGAGACAGAATCGCCCGTCTGGGAAGGTAATCCCTGCAGATGACCAAGCAGACGTAGAAGTAGCTGAGATCTTTGATGGGATTGTGCGCCACATTGAGTATATCTCTGATGCGGACGTTGCCTATGATACTGCGTGTGAGAATCAGGTTGCCTATGGCGAGGGTTACATCCGCCTGCTAACTGAGTACTGCGATGACAACTCGTTTGATCAGGACATCAAGATTGGTCGGGTCCGTAACTCGTTCTCCGTGTACATGGATCCCACAATCCAAGACCCGTGTGGCTCAGATGCCAAGTGGTGCTTCATTACTGAAGACATCCTAAAGGAAGAGTACGAGCGTCAATACCCAGATGCTACTCCAATATCTACGCTGCAGTCTGCTGGTGTAGGCGATGAGTCTCTGTCACAGTGGTTGGCTGAGGACACTATCCGCATTGCTGAGTACTTTTACTACGAGCATAAACTCAGCACCTTAAATCTTTACCCTGGTAATGTAACTGCCATGGAAGATAGCCCAGAAGATCTGGAGCTAAAGTTTACGTATGGCAAACCCACGCGTCAGCGGCCAGTAGATACCCAACAAGTCAAGCGTCTCAAGATCAATGGATACGAGATTCTTGAAGAAAACGACTGGGTTGGCAAGTGGATCCCGGTTATTCGGGTGATCGGCAACGAGTTTGAGGTTGATGGCCGCTTGTACGTGTCTGGGCTTGTGCGGAATGCCAAGGACGCTCAGCGCATGTACAACTACTGGGTCAGCCAAGAAGCTGAGATGCTTGCGCTTGCCCCTAAAGCTCCATTTGTGGGTTATGGTGGTCAGTTTGAGGGATACGAGACACAATGGAAGACTGCCAATACTACAAACTGGCCGTATCTTGAAGTTAACCCAGATGTTACTGATGGGTAAGGTCAAGTTCTGCCCCTCCCGCAACGTGCACAGCCACCTATGGCTTCGTCTGGGCTACTGCAAGCTAAGGCAGGGGCTGCAGACGACATTAAGGCAACTACGGGTCAATATGATTCCAGCCTTGGGCAGACTTCAAACGAGCGCTCAGGCAAAGCCATTCTTGCGCGCGAAAAGCAGACAGATACAGGTACATACCATTTTGTGGATAACTTGGCTCGTGCTGTCCGCTATCTCACCCGTCAGATTGTGGACATGGCTCCAAAAATCTACGACACAGAACGAGTTGCCCGGATTATTGGTGAAGACGGTGCAACAAGCAGTGCCCGTGTTAACCCCCAGCAGCCTGAACCAGTTCGTAAGATTGTTGACCAGCAAGGCATTGTGCTTGAGAAAATTTATAACCTTGGTGTTGGTAAGTATGACGTCTGTGTTACTACCGGTCCAAGTTATATGACCAAGCGTCAAGAAGCTCTCGAAGGTATGGGGATCATCTTACAGAGCAATCCACAATTGTGGCAGGTTGCTGGTGACTTGTTCATCAAGAATATGGACTGGCCCGGTGCTCAAGAGATGGCCAAGCGCTTTGCTAAGACTATTGATCCCAAGCTTATGGAGGGCGATGACCAATCTCCGGAACTGCAAGCGGCACAGCAGCAGATCGAAGCAATGGGCAAGGAAATGGAACAGATGCATGGCATGCTGCAAAACGTATCCAAATCCATTGAAAATCGTGATGTTGAAATCAAGGAATTTGAAGCTCAGATCAAGGCATTTGATGCTGAGACTAAACGGCTTACAGCAGTCCAAGCGTCCATGTCACCAGATCAGATCCAAGACATTGTTATGGGTACCGTACATGGAATGATTACCTCAGGCGATTTGGTCGGTGAAATGCCGGGTCGTGAATCCCCCGCAGAAGAAATGACTGAAATGCAACTAACTGGAGTGCCAAATGAAGGCATGTGATTTCGTCGGTACGCTGTTTTTGGCGCGGGATGTTGCCCACTCGGTGCATCTGAATACTCGTAGTTTTGCAAAGCATTCTGCCTTGAATGCGTTTTACGACGGTATTGTGGGACTGACTGACAAGTTTGCTGAGATGTACCAGGGTCGCCACGGGTTGATTGGTCCTGTTTCATTGTTGTCGGCCAAGAAAACTACCAATATTATTGAATTCCTTGATGATCAATTGAAAGACATTGAGACTGGTCGATATCTCGTGTGTGAAAAGACCGACACTCCACTTCAAAACATCATCGATGAAATTGTTGGCTTGTATCTATCAACCCTTTACAAACTTCGCTTTTTAGCTTAAGGACACATCATGGCACAATATAAACAATCCGCTGCTACCGTACAAGTCAAACCCAGTATGGGCAAGCTGTATGGCATTGCTGTTTCGGCCAGTGCTAGCGGTACTTTAACGGTCTATGACTCTGCTGTGTCTAGTGCGAGCGACCCCAAGATTTCTGATACTATTACAGTGGCTGCAGGTACTACTTATTTGAATTTTCCTGCTGGTATCTTTTTTAATAAAGGCTTGTATGTTGTGCTTGGTGGTACTTCTGCCGCTTTCACAGTCGTTTACGAATAATTTGGAGATATAAATGGCAGTCACTCTTTCCCCTGTTGCTGGCGTTGCCGGCCAATTCTTCGACAACAATGGTAATCCGCTGGTCGGGGGCAAGCTGTACGCCTATATTGCTGGTACGACCACACCTCAAGCCTCATATGCTAGTGCAGCAGGCGGTACTGCCCATGCAAATCCTATTGTGTTGGACGCTGGTGGCCGGGTTCCCGGTGGCGAGATTTGGCTGACTGATGGACTCCAGTACAAGTTCGTCCTGAAGACTTTGACTGACACGCTCATTGGCACCTACGATAATGTCGTGGGCATCAACTCGAATTTTGTGAACTTCACAAATCAACAAGAGATTCAGACCGCAACTGCTGGTCAGACAGTCTTCACGCTGGCTACAGTTACCTACTCTCCCGGCACCAACAGCTTGTCCGTCTTTGTGGATGGCGTGAACCAGTATGGCCCCGGAGCAACCTACGCCTACTTGGAAACCGACAGCACCACGATCACCTTCCTGACTGGGCTTCATGTTGGAGCCTCGGTTAAGTTCACGACCTCCCAACTCAACAGTGGGGCATCCGCAGTCACCGCTGACACTATCAGTTACACCCCCACTGGCACCGGAGCAGTTGCTACCACAGTCCAAGCAAAGCTGCGTGAGAGTGTGAGTGTGTTGGATTTTGGGGCAGTTGGGAATGGGGTTGCTGATGACACTGCCGCGCTTCAGTTGGCACTAAATGCCGTGGTGGCCAACGGACAAGAGTTGTATTTTCCAGCTGGTACTTACAAAATCAGCACGACCCTGACGGCCTCCGGTACGTTCCGTATGCGGGGAGTCCCGTCATCGACGTATCAAGACTACGCGAACGACATTGCACAGTGGAATCCTAGCTACGCCGGAAAAGCGTCGATCATTCAGTTTGCCGCAGGAAGTCACGGAGCAATTCTAAACTCTGGTAACCACTCGATTGAAGGAATGGTATTCCGCTGTGGTCAAGTGCGCACAAGTGCTGATGTTTTCCTACAAGACAGGTCTTTGCTTGGAGAGTACATAAACTGCAAGTTTGAGAACCTAGGCAACGTTTTCGGAGACGACACGGCAAATGCTTTTGGCCCACAGTTTGTTCGTGGCTGCCGATTCTTTTCTTGTGGAACGATTGCTGCTGGTGTAGTTGTCGATGCTACGTTTACTGGCAACGTATTTACAAGTTGCGGCACTGTGTTTTCATTATCTCCGGGATCTGGATATGTCAGCATTATTGGCAATCGTTTTGAATACTGCACCCAAGCGTTTTACAGCTTCCAAGGGCGAGAGTGTATTTTTAACAACAACTTAATCGACTCTTGCTTTGCTACTGGCGTGAGACTCAACACTGTTGTCGGCATGTCGTTAATTGGCAATCTGTTCTGGCGCAATGGGTATAACGGCGACGCAACGGGTCGCTCACACATCCAGATCACTGGCGTCTGCACGGGAACAACAATCGTCGGGAACAACTTCCAGTATGGTGAGCAGGATGGTGGTGGAAACCCACGTCCAAAGTACGTATTAGAGCTAGAAGCCTGTGCTGGAAGCGCAATACAGTTTAAAGCCAATAATACGCTCGATGGCTATACGGCAGGATTTGTCATTGATACTTATGGCAGTTCCGGCGCGTGTCTTGATGCCGACCGTTTTGATCTAACGCCAGGAGGATTTAATCCTAATACTGGGTCTGACACAATAGGAGATATTCTTGACTTTCTCAATTCTTCTTGCCTATCAGGAACCTATCCGCACGTTTATATTTATGAAAATCGTAAGGTCAACGGGTATTCAAAATATGCAGCAAAATTATTTTTAACTTCTGGAAATTCAACAGCGATAACTCTTGACCTCAGTGCGGGGGGAATGACCTTTGATCGGTTGAATAATGTTTCTATTGACGGGAACACCTTTACCGATAAAAGCGGAGTAACTTACGGATCTGCCATACCTAATGGGTATCTTCAACAAGGAACGTGGAGTGTAGGAAAGGCTATATACAATGAAGTTCCTGTATCTGGTGCATATATTGGCGCAGTTAAAACTGCGACAGGCTCGCCAGATACTTGGAAAAACTTTGGCGCTATTGCGTAAAAAAGGGGGGGGGTTATGGCAGATAGAAAAATATCCGTTCTTACCGCAGCATCTACTCCACTTGCTGGCACAGAAGTTATTCCAATAGTTCAAAGTGGCGCGACGGTTAAGACGACTGTTGCTAGTATTACAGGAGCAGGTTCTTATGCGGGTAGTTTTACTGCACTTAACGCTAATTTGTTATCTTCTTTTAACGGTGGCAGCTTTTATGGGTCAAATCAACCCGCATCAGGCCAGAGTGTTGAAATTGTTTATAACTCAGGTGGATACATAACTTCTTATGATAGAACTGGGAGTAGTTATCAGCCGCTTAATTTTCGCGGCAGTTCAATTTACAGTATTGTTAATGGTGTAACAACTCAAACACTTTCAGGCTCTGACGCAATTTTAAACGTAGGCAACCTAGTCCAAGGCACCGCAGCCAAAGGCATCAACTTCACTGCCAACACCCCCGCAGCAGGGATGACTAGCCAGTTGCTTAACTGGTATGAGGAGGGGACTTGGACTCCTAATCTTACTTTTGGTGGGGGTAGTACAGGACTTACGTATAACACTCGACAAGGCAGATACACACGGATTGGTAATAGGCTTAGTTTTGAACTAGTTGTGTTCTTGTCCGCTAAAGGGTCTTCAACTGGCACGGCATCAATTAGCGGTCTTCCTTTTACCAAAGCTACTGATAGCATAGCATCCCCTGCCGCTATTTACGGTGATCGCATAACAAATCTAACTGCCCGTGTAGGCAGTGCAACAAGCACCATCTCACTTTCAGCAGTCCCATCCGGCCCAGCAACTGCCGTCGCAGCTATTACAGATGCTGATTTTGCAGCTACTACTTATTTGTCCATCAGTGGGCATTACGATATTTAAGGAATACCATGAGCCTCACTAAAGTTTCTTACTCGATGATTACTGGTGCACCTGCGAATATTCTTGCATTCGGTGCTGACCCAACAGGGGTTGCTTCCTCCGATGCTGCACTAACGGAAGCCCAAGCAGTATGCGGGTCAACAGTCGAGCTTATCTGGCCTAGTGGAACTTACAAGCTAACCCAGCCTGTCACTCAATCTGGGTACTGGATTGCGGATGGTGAAGTAACACTATCGTTTTCTGGCATTGCAGCCGGGAGTGATTGCCTGACAATATCTGGTGGTGCGGGATACAACAAAACAGTGACTGATGGTTTTGTCGTTGACTGCAACGCCAGTGGCCGTGATGGTGTGGTGTTACTAAATGGCAATAATCCTCGCGTAAATGTCAAGGTTTTAAACGCTCAGCGAGATGGATTTGCAGTGTTTTGCGGTGGGTTTGATTGGGTTGAAAACGCAGAACTTGACATTACAACGGAAGCCAACGGACGACACGGATGCCGACTTGAAATGTACGGCGCAAATGGTGCGTTTTTCAATGAATCAATTCTTAAACTCGAAGTCAGGGGTGTTGCTTCACGATACACGGGTGGAACTGGCCTTTTGGGGTATTGCCCAGCTACCAACGCCGGATCAAAAATATCGGCAATTCATATTCAAAGAATAAATTTAGACGCGCAACGGGCTGCGTCTGTCGCTGCTGGTTTTGATATTGGACAAAACCCGATCAATCTTGCCTATGCGGCGGGCGGTACAAACAGGTTTGAATCATGGATTATTGAAGGTGGAGGCTTTGAAACGACAACAGGTTCAGATGATTACAGGTCGGCGTATCTAATAAAAGCAGTCCGATGAACACTAGCTTCACCGTAACCAAGACATTCAGCATCCCGAACCTATCCATCAGTGGTTTCAGGATGCCATTGCCTTCCTTCAGCTTTGGATTACGCAGTGCTACTACCGTAGATGCAAGGTCGAGGACTTGCAAGGCGATTAGGAGGTAGAGGGGGTTCATACTCTAACCACTGACATACGGGTAAGGCATGCGTGAATATGGTTGTCCCCGCCGCCGCCTCCAAATCCTGCCCCGGTTGTCACATTCACTCTCAGATTTGCGCCGCTTATGGCCAAACTATTGACAGTGGCAATACCTGTTCCGATGTTTGAAGCAATGACAATGCTCGAAAGCCAGTTGGCCGCTGATCCTGTTTTATTAAAGCCAATTTCTAATCTGCAAACATGCAATTCTTGATAACCCCCGCCGTCATATTGCTGACAACTAAGCGTGAGGTCGTAAATGGCCGAAGAAAAGGTAGCCCCATAGTTTGCAGCATTTGGAAATTCTGGGATTGGTATATCAATGTTGAAAGTGCTGCTCGCTCCGTATCCACCAAAGGTTGCAGCCCCACCAATCACATTAGATGTAAATAATCCACCAGCATCTTTACCAGACTGGAATACATAATTTGTTAAACCATAAACTCCAGCACCAGTTGACCAGTTAAATGGTACTATCCCCCGAACATCCCAATATGATGCGCTTACTCCATCGTCTGCTTTTATTAGATACGCCGACCTGTAA